GCTGCCGCAGACGATGGCCGTGGTGCCATCCGACAGGCGGATGACTTCCGACCAGCGCGGCATCAGCGCGACCTCATATCAATGCTCCTCGTGATGCGAATGCCGGCGATCGGCGAGACACCGGCGCGGGCCTCCTCGGCATGGTCGCGCGCGTACACGAGGATGGCCTTGCGGATCAGCGTCTCGTTGACCTGCAGGAATTCGAGCGGAACCTTTGACACATCGGCGACCTCGAAGCCCCACACCTCCTTGCCGGAGACGGTGCTGCCGTAGGCATCGAAGCTGCGGGTGAGGTCGGCGGATTTGCCGACGGCCAGCGCCGTCGCCTTGTCGGCCTCCTTCGCCATCTCGGCCGCTTCGTCGAGCAGCACCGTGGTCGCCGCGGTCTGCTGCTGCGTCGCCCGCTCACGGGCCAGCGCATCGGCGGCCGTCTGCGCCCTGGCGGCGGCCTCGGCCCGGGCGGCGTCGGCGAGGCGTTGGGCCTCGGCCCGGCGGAGGCGATCCTGGCGCTCGCCATACTCGTTCATCAGCCGCTGCACCGGGGCGACCGCCTTCTCGAGCCGGTCGGTGTGGCGGCCGAACCACGCATCGACGTCGCGACCGCCCTGCAGGAACGGGTCCTTCTGGATCCGCTTGGTCTTGGTCGCCTGCCGGTAATGCCCGCGGGCGATATCGACGTTGGCGGCGAGGCGGGCGAGTTGCGCCTCCTCGGCGATCTCCTCGCGGCCGCGGTCCTGCTCGAGCACCGTCACGTCGAGGTCGATCGCCTTGACCAGCGCCTCGTTCTCGAAGTCCAGCCACTCCTTGATCTCCGCCGTGGTCATCGGCTTCGGCGGGGCCGGCCGGTTTTCCGGCAGCGGCTCGGGGTCCAGCGGTTCCGGGGCGACGGGTGCGGTGAACTGCGGGATCGGCCGCAGCGTGTTGGTCTTCACCTTCTCGTCGGGATGCAGCAGCGGGTGGTCCGGGTAGAATTCGCGCGCCCAGGCCTTCAGCCGGGTGGTCAGGAACCGGTACTCGGCCTCGGTGATCTCGGTCTTTTTCTTGTGCCAGATGCGCAGCACGCCGTCGGCGTGGATCGGGTCGGCATGCGGCAGGCCGGCGACCTCGCCGTCGATCTCGGCCGACCAGAGGCCGTCCTCGAATAGGATGCGGCAGGGGATTTCATGCCAGCCGCCGGTGTGCAGCCGGAGCTTGAAGAAGCCCGGCTCGGGCTGATCGACAATCGGAGCGCGAGGCTTGAGCTCTCGCGGTGGAGTGCGCTGGTCCATCGGGTTTTGCTTTCCTTGAGTGAGTGACGTGCAACTCCCGAATCATACACTTTGCACGACGCGTCGCAAGTGATCCGTGGACGACGCTATGCAAGATGAATGATAAGCGCAAACAAAAACCCGGAGCGAAATGCGCGTCCGGGTTCAGGTCAGGCTAGGAAAGCTCGGGATGCTTGGTCCAGAGGACGGGCCAGATGCCGGCGGGGTCGCTGATGGTGCGGGCCTCGACGGCGCCGATCGCCATCATGGTGAAGCTGCCGCCGCCGTTGGCCGAGATGATGGCCGGTCCGCATTCGCCATCGGCGGTGACAACGATGCAGCGCCGGTTATGCACCGAGGCCGTGTCGATCGGATCGAACGGCTGGCTCGGGCTGTAGTACAGCACTTCGCCGGGCAGGAATCCCGGCACCAGATCGTTGGTTTCGATCCGCAACGAGACGATCCGCAGTGCCTGTTCGTAACTCACCCCTGGCGGTGCCTCTGTGGTCGCCGTGAACACCGCCCCCTCCCGTCGCCGGCGGGTTTGCGGGTCGGAGAACCAGCGGATGCGCGCGGAAATCGGCTTTTGAAGCGACACTGCGTTTGATGTTTCCCCCCCGTCGGAATCGTTGAGCCCGATCGGTTTGGTCCAGCCCTGTCGGCCGACGCCGCCGAGGATAGGCACCAAGGCATTGCTCTGCAACCGTTCTCCAAACAGGATCACACCTGGGGTCGTTTTGTAGAATTGCGCTAGGAGGATCGCCGCTCTTTGTGTGATCGGACGAATTCCGTTCTCATAGTGGTGATAGGTCGCGACATGCACGCCGGCGGCGATGGCGGCCGCCTGCGCGGTTTCATAGCCGGCAGCCTCGCGTAACTTCCGGAGCCGCTGCGCTGGGCCGGATTTTGTTTTGCGGGCCCGTGCGCCAACTTTGATGTGATGCTTGCCGGGGACACTCACCGTTACAGACACCAGACTGCTTTCCTTCCTATCATCGTTGCACAGTTGCGCGTTGGCTGAACAACCAAATTTTGCGAAACAACCTGGACCAACCTGGCGGGGGCATCGGAAACCCGCTTGACGGCGCCGCTATACAAGATGCACGATTGAGGGATGGGCAATACACGTCGGCCCGTCCCCCTGGACTTTGCCGGGATCATCGGCCTGTGGCCGACGGTGCGGGATTTTTGTCTCGAGACCCGGACGCCGGATGCCACCTGCCGGGCGTGGCGCAACCGCGACCGCATCCCGCCGGAGCACTGGGATAGCATCATCGCGGCCGCCGGGAGACGCGGCATTCGGCTGTCGGTTGACGCCATGATGGGCGCGCTGCGCATCGCCATGGCGCGCGAGGCCAGCACCGCCCGGGTGCGCCCGGCAACCGCCGCGGCGCTCCGGCGACGGACCCCGCCAAGCGTGAAGCATCCGGCCCACCCATGATGCATGTTTCAAACCTGTTAGCCGACTTTCTGAATGGGATGCTTTCGTGCATCTCGCACGATGATAGGTGTCCGCCGAGTCGGCTTCAAGAGACGAAATGTCGTCGTTCTGATGAACCGTCAAATCTACTAGCCGCTCCGGCCGGATAGCGCCCGGAGAATAACTTTCCACGCCCTATGGGCGCAGGGGGATAGATCACCATGGCCGAGCCACAGCAATCCAACGTGCCGACCGAGACGATCCTCTACTACACGCACGAATTGACCCGCAGCAAACGCAAGATCGATGAGGCCAGCAGCGCCCATCGTCTGATGGTCAAACGCGCCAAGGCCGACGGCGTGCCGACCCTGGCCATCCTCGAGAGCATCGCCGACGCCCGGCTCGAGCCCGAGGTGCGCCGGCAGAAGATCATCGACCGCATCCGGGTGGAGAGCGCGCGCTATCCCGACAGCGGATCCACGATCACCGAACTGGTGGCGCGGATGGACACCCGCGTGTCGGAGAAGATGCGGCATACCGATACGCTGTTCGACGCCGAGCAGCGCGGCTACCTGGCCGGCAAGTATGGCCAGTCGGTGGACGACTGCCCGTACCTGGCCGGCGGCGAGTTGGCGGCGACCTGGCGGCAGTATTGGAACGAGGGCCAGGCGGCCAACGCCGCGCAGCTGGGCGAGAACGCCAAGATGGCGAACCAGCGGCGCGAGCGGGAGCCGCGCAAGACCACGGTGGTGCAACTGCCGCTCGGCGACCAGCCGCCGCGCAAGCAAGCCCGCAAGCCGGGCAAGCAGACGCAACGCCGCAACGGCTCCGGGACGCAACCGCCAACCGCTGCCTGACCCGTGGAGGCGCCGCAGGGGGGCGTCATGACCATCGACGCAGCCGGGGTTTCCGGCTGGGCCTATGGTCCGACGTCGTGGGTGATGCCGTGGTTCGGTGACTGGGTGCTGCCCTTCGAGGGCGGTGAGGGCTGCAAGTTTGCCGCCTTCGAGAACGAGCTCATCGACGCCTGCGACCAGTTCCTGCCGGAGAAGATCGTGCTCGAGGCGCCGATCAACCTGCCGGCGATGACCAACCGTGCGGCGATGTGGCAGCAGCTCGGGTTGCGGGCGCTGGTGCGTACCACCGCGTGGCGCCGGCGCATCGCGGTCACCGAGGTCTCCGCCGACATCGTGCGCAGCGAGCTTCTGGGGTTCTGCCGGGTGCCGGGCAAGCCGGACGCGATCAAGAAGCACGTGGTGAATTTCTGCCGGAAACGCGGCTGGAAGGTGCCGAGCCACAACGCCGGCGACGCCTGCATGCTGTGGGAATGGCACCGCCGTCGGGTCGGGCCGGCGCAGATGTCGCTTGGGGAGGTAGCGTGATGAAACAGACGGTGATGGCCGAGGCGTTCCGCGACGCCGGCTACCAGACGGCCGATGAACGGCTGGATGCGATCGCGCGGGAGGCGTGGGCCAAATGGTCGAGCCACGACGCGGGGGGCGCGCGGCGGGATTACGTGATGGCCCGGCTCCGGGCCGACCTGACCTGGGCGCTGATTGAGCGCTGGCAGCCGGCGATGCTGACCCAGGCGGTCGGCTGGCTGCTCAACCGGGCGCGCGACGAGATCGCGGCGGAGCAGCCGCAACGGAACGCGGGGAAACCCGCTGGCGGGGGCCGAGTGCAGAGTGAAACCCATCCCATGGTTGCCCCCGCCAACCCATCCGGCGCAACGCCGGACGGCGACCGAGGCCGTGGCGGCTCTGAAACCCAATCGATCCTTGCCTCGGTCGCCCCATCGGATGCCGGTGCAACCCGGCGGAGCGAGCCGGCCGGAGTTAGTCTGGAACCCGCCCGTAAGGTGCCGGCCGCTCCAACCTACGACCGCCATGCCGCGACCGTCGCCGCCAAGGCCGAGGTGGCGCGGCGGCTGTCGCGGCTGGACACCGTGACGATCGACGGGAAGCCGATCGGTGATTGCATCGCTTCTGAGGTCCGGGCCTGGGCCGAGACGCGGCAGAGGGACGCCAGGAGCGCTGGCCGCGATGCTTCCTTTGCCAGGTCACTCGCGGCGAACCTGCCGGGTAACGCGGTGATCCGCGAATGGTGGACCAAGCCGGGAGAAGTCGACGAATTGTACGAGCGCGCGGAGGCGGACTATGCCGCAGCTGCGTGAGAGGGATGCCGGGGAAGCCCGGCGGAGCGTGCCGGCCACTCCTCGATTGCAACCCATCGCCAGCATGCCGGCCGCTCCATCGATCGCGCCAGCCGCAAAGCCGGCGCGGCGGGGGGCCAGTGCATGGGTGAAACCCATCGACAAATTGCCCCCCGCACTCAACGGCCGCCGCGAGGCGGCCGGCGGCGATGCCCACGATAATTCTGAAACCCAAGGAAGACGTGGCATCGCCGCGAAATCGAGGGCTGCCGGCAGATTGATACCCGATGAAGACGTGCCCTCTGGCGGCAAGGCCCAAACGGGAACTGAAACCCAGCCTATCTGTGGCCTTGCCGCCACCATTGCCCGCATCGTCGAGCTCCAACGCCTGCGCAAGTTCTGCATCACCGCGCAGTCGCGCTGCGATCGCTCGATCGAGGCGCTGATCGCCACCGTCGCGCTGGACTACCGGCCGGACGTGATGACGCCGGCACAACGCAAGGCACTGTTTCGGCGGGCGCGCGACATCCGCAAGGCCGTCGAGAGAGGGGGGAAGGGCCAAATCCGCATTGATACCCGTTTGAGCAATGCCCTCTCCCCCATCCTCCCGGCGATCCTGCTCAGCGCCGCCTCACGCAAGCACTGGGACACCTATCGCGACAAAACCGAGGGCGAGATGGGGCAGCTGGCCGGGCTGCTGCCGGTCGCCGCCTGGGCGCAGTCGATCGCCGGCTTCGGGCTGAACAACCTCGCCATCCTGATCGGCGAGATCGGCAAGGGCCGCGCCGGCAACGGGATCGGCGATTTCGCCACGGTCTCACGGCTGTGGAAGCGCCTCGGCCTCGCGGTGTTCAACGGTCGCCGTCAGCAGCGCGTCAAGGACAAGGCGCTCGCCGACTTGCATGGCTTCAGCCCGGTGCGGCGTGCGGAGGTGTTCGTCGTCGGCTCGGTCAGCGTGTTCATGGCGCAGAAGCCCGGCATGACCTACCGCGACGAATACGACCGCCGCCGGGCGCTTACCGCTCCGCGGGTCGCCGCGACCGCCGATCTGCCGAAGGGGAACCCGCAGCGCTGGTCGCTCCGGCGATGCGACATGGATGCGCGGCGGGTGATGACGAAGGCGCTGGTGCGCGACCTGTGGATCGAGTGGAGGGCGGCATGACGCAGCTTGTTCGCTACGAGGAAATGCGTGCGCGGCTCGCCGAGTGCGCGCGCGTCGATGAGGTCGAGATGATCAAACGCGACGCCGACAAGCTGCACGCCTACGCCAAGCTGGCGCAGGATGCCGACGTCGAACGCTGGACGGCGGAAATCCGGCTGCGCGCCCGCATCAGGATCGGCCAGCTTTCGGCCGGGATGGAAACGGCCCAGGGGGCGAGGACTGAACTTCCCGACAGCGATGTCGCGAAGTCAAAGACCCAAAAGCTCGAAGAGGCTGGCATCAATATCCGAACAGCGGAACGCTACGAAGAGCTCGCCGGCGGCAAGGACGAGGCGGCGCAGCAGGTCGCCGCCGCCACGGCAGAGACCTACTTCGCCAAGCAGAGCGAGGCCGGCGAGCCCGCCACCATGGACGGGCTGCGCGGCGCGATCCGCGATGCGCTGGTGGAAACGCTCGGTGAGCCGGAAACCCGCAAGGTGGTCTCTATCCGCCACAAGGCGGACCCGGTGGCGGACGCGCTGACCGATCTTGGCGGCGCCATGAAGGTGATCGCCGACCTGCCAGCGGCCGACATGGCTGCTCTGGCCGGCCGCGTCCAGGCCGAACTGCTGGTCTGGTACCTGGACTACGGCAACCGGGCGAGCCTGCGGCTCGATGATTTCCTGACAGTGTTGGAGGCCAGACAAGATGCCGCGTAGCAGAGCACGCATCAGGACCGACAACCGCGCCATCGAGCGCGGTAGGACGATTATCAAAAAGGGGCTGGAAGGCTTCACCGGCAAGTACCAGGCGACGGCGATCGCGGAGCGGGTCCACGGCAATGCGGTGCTGTGGGGGAAGCTGGAAAACGACCGCCCGCTGGCCCGCTACCTGACGCTGGAGGGATTGAAAATCCTGATCCGTGATGCTCTCGCCGAGTGGGGCTTTAGCACGTCACGGGACGACCCGCCGCCGCAACTCGAGTTGTTCCCGCCGGATGAACAGGACGTGGTGAAGCAGATCGCGCTCGCGCGCATCTGGGTGCCCAGCCGCAATGCGCACATCCCTTATCACGATGCCACCGAGGTCCCGCCGGAGATGCTGGAGGAGTCCTCCGCCTACTACGTCTCCCTGGGCCGGGGGATCAATCGAAAAGGGGTGCTGCTGGGACAGTTGGCGGCAATCAGGCGAGGACGGCCATGACCCCACTGGAGATTCTGCCGGGCATTCTCCGGCTTGCGGGAATCGCCGTATCACGCAATGCTATCATGCAAACTGCACTGCCTTCATCGGAGTCGCGTCATGCGCTGATTGAGCCAAAAAGCAATGCGCCGGGAGAGGGCACCACCCCGCTCCCGGCGCATCGCTAACTTAAAACCCAGTCCACCCCGGCCAAGAGAAGGACATCGGTTATGCCGATAAGTAGGCTATTCCCCCACAAGATGCAAGACAGAGTGCACGACGCCGCCGATGAACATTCGGCAACGCCGTCGGACACATTGCAACGCTCCCTCCACGGGAGGGCGCGGCCATGACGGAATACACCATCGCTGCGATCCCGACCGAGTATCGCGGGCGGCGCTACCGATCCCGCCTCGAAGCGCGCTGGGCAGCGTTCTTCGACCTGCTCGGTTGGCGGCACGAATATGAGCCATTCGATCTCGGATCCTGGTCGCCGGATTTCCTGCTTCCAGACTGGAAGATGCTGGTCGAGGTCAAGCCGCTCGAGGAATTCGACCGGGAGACCTGGGACAAGGCAGTTGGAGCTTGTCGGGCGCGCGGTCTATTCGAGCCGAAAGACGATTGTCCGGTCAGCGGTATCTTTCTCACCCGCACTGCGCCGTCATTATGGCAGCGCCCCACGACTACGGTGTGCCGGGTAGGCTGGTTCGGCATCGCGGGCACTGCATATGAGCCATCGACTGCATTGCTGCTCTGGCAGGCTCGGCCGTTCCTCCCAGAGTTTACCGCTGAACTCGTACACGGGGACATGGAGGGGTGGTGGACCGCCAGCGGGGATGCGGGGATGCACGCGCGTCGACATCGGACTGACCCGCAGAACTTTCCTGAACATGCGACCGGGTTGTGGGCTCGCGCGACGAACACCGTGCAATGGCTCGGGAAGGAGGCCCGGCCATGAGCTTCTCCGCACAGAACTGGGCATGGGATCAGCGGTGCAAGACCGGGATCGCCAAGATGGTGCTGCTCTACCTGGCCAACTGCGCCGACCGGAACGGCGAGTGCTTCCCGGGCATCCTCAAGATCGTCAAGAACGTGCAGCACACCGAGCGCGCTGTCCGGCAAGCCATCCTCGATCTGCTTGAGTGGCGCCAAATCGAAGCCGAGCGACAGTGGATGGAAAACGGCCGCTGCACCAGCACCCGTTATCGTCTCCCGGTCGCCGTTGACCACTGCGAAAACGCAGGGGTAGCGCCGGCCCCTGCGGAATCGCAGGACTACTGCGGAAACGCAGGGGTAGGGGACTACTGCGGAAACGCAGGGGAGACCCCTGCGGAATCACAGGGGAATCCTATCACTCTAACCAAAGAAGAAGAAAAGACTCCCCCCCTAACCCCCCGCAGGCGGGGGGAGCGTGTGAGCGAGGACGATCGCTTTGATGATTTTTGGAAGGACTACCCAAAGAAGGAGGACAAGGGGAAAGCCTACAAAGCCTACGTCCGGGCGCTTAAGGCGGTCGGCGGCGATCCGGACGACATCTTGGATGCGCTGTTCGAGGCCAAGCAGGAGAACCATCGCTTCCGGGGCGATTACCAATTCATCCCCTATCCGGCGACCTGGCTCAATGCCGGACCATGGCACGCCCCGAAGCCCAAGATGAACGGCGGCGGGGAGGCGGCACATGCCCACTAAGCTCACCATCGCCTCCGACTGGCTGACCGAGCTTGCGACGAAGCTGCGGCCGTCGATGACCGACCGCGAACTGAAAGCCCGCATCCGCAACACCGCGCGCGAGCTTGCCGCCAAATACCCGGCCGAGGCGTTCACCGCGGCCTCGAGCCAGGCGGTGCGCGATGGGCTCACCGAGTTCCCCGAGGGCACCGTGTTCGAGGTGCGGCTCGGCGACTGGTGGCGCGACCACGGCAGCAAGGCCGCAGTCGCCGGCGAGCTACCGGGCGGCGGTGATCCGACGCTGACCCGCGAGGACAGGCTGGGGCTCAAGGTCTGGCTGATGCACCGGCAAGAAGGCTTCACGCACGTCGATGGCGACATGGCCCGTTCGCTGTCCGTCTGCCGGAACAGTTGGCCGCGGCTGTTCGACCACATCTGCCGCACCGACCCGGAGGCCCAGCGCATCGCCATGAAGCGCGGCTGGCTCACCGACGCCTCTGCCCACAACCGCGAGCCGACCGAGGCGGAGATCGACGCGGTGCACGAATCGGCCGAGGCGGCGATCGCCAATCTGCGGGCGCGCGCCGACGGTCCGCTCTGGCCGAGGCGGTCGCCCGACGCGCAGATCACCGCCATGCAATCCAAGGCCTCGCCGGTCGCCAGGACGCCGGCCGACGATATGGCACTGCTGCTGACCCTCCGACGCACCCCGACGGCGCCGAACCGGGCGGCGCGCATCCGGGCGCTCTGCCTGGTGCTCGACGTGCCGGTGCTGGAGACCGACCCGCCGCTGCCGCCGGTGGTCGAGCCGGAGGTCGCCGCGGCAAACGCCCCACGGCGGGCGCCGGAGGGGGGCAGGGCGCCGTCTCGGCCGCCGCCCGACCCGGTGACCTATACGCGCTGGACCGCGCCCCACCGGGCCCGCACGGCCGCGGCGCCGGAGCCGCCGCGGGACCCGAAACCCGACCCCGCGCTGGAGGGCGACGACATCCCCTGGGTGCCGCGTTCGCGTGGCCGCTGATCATGCACCCCGTATGTGATTGTTCATCAAGCATTGTGCTGCGGTCCCGATCTGTTCACTTGCGGGCGAGCACGGCGGGCGCCTATCTCCCGACCGCTCTCCTGCGGAGCCCCGAGTTCCGCTTGAGTGTACGTGCAAGGCCGGCGGAGTAGTGACCCGCCGGCCAACGCATGTCGCGATCCCCCTGCTCGCCGAGCCGGCCGCCGTGCGCCAGGGAGCCCGCCAGGGCGCCACCGCCGTCATGCGGACCGACTGGCCCGACCCCGACGACCTCCGCCCGTCAGCCGCCCGCACAGCCCGGCGGATCCAGGGGTGGCGAACCTACTGCCCGCTCCGCCGCATGCTCGCCAACCCGCACACCGGAATCGCCGCCGCGCATATCCACGCCGCCGACAAGCTGCGCGAGCTCTACGACCTGGCCCGATTCGGCTACTCGGCCGCCCTCGACCCCCAGGCGGTCCACGTCGCCCCCGCCCCGCGCGCCGGGCTCTCGCCCGCCGAGATGGCCCGTGCCGGCGCCGCGCGCGCCCTGAGCCGCGCCCTGGCCGGCTACACGCTCGACGAGGCGCTGCTGCTCGCCGCGGTCGTGCTGTCCAACCACAGCGTCTCGGTGTGGGCCCGCGTCGCCAGCGAGCGGACCGGGAAGCGATGCACGGTCAAGGCCGAGCGCATCCGGCTGATCGGCCTGCTCGACCGGCTGGCCCGGCATTTCGATGCCGAGATCGACCACGAGGTGCGCGCCGGCTGGCGGCTGTCGCTGTGAAAGCCGCCAGTCTCACGGCGTCTCAATTTTCCTCACCCCAACAGTTGGCCCGGCGTTGGCCCCGTTCCTCATCGTAGGCGGCAAGCTCGGCCCGGATGTCGCACAGGATCAGCCAGCGCTCGATCGCCCAGGAATCCGCCGCCCGATGGCGGAGCAGCGCCTGGATCACGCGCCGCGGATTTGCCTCGGTCTTGCCGATGAACCCATAGCGCCAGAGCTCAAAGCGATAGCTCATCCGACGCTCTCAACCGCCTGAGCATACAAGATGCATTGACGGATGCGTGTTGCACGGCATAGGCTTTTCACTACCATCGCCGTGAGGTGCGAGCAGGGGGATCGGGCCGGGTGCGCAATGCCGTGCAAAACACCCGAGACGCAGCGGACCGCCACGCCGCTCGCCGCTATGGCAACCAGGTCCAGCGCGCCGTCGCCGGCGTCGAACTGCAACTCACCGCCCTCTCCCCGCGCGACCGCGTCATCATCCTCAACGCCGCACTCCGCGAAGCCCTCGACGAGTGGCAACGCACCGATCGCCTCCGATGTCTCGCCGGCTCATGAGAGTTTCAGATGCGCCCGGTAGATCGCGTCGAGCGTCGCCGTATCAAACTCGCTTTCGCCGGCCAGGACGAATCCGATCGCCTTCCGGACCGCCATGCGCTCGGCGGCGGAAAGGGGCCCGGCAGGTTTCGCATTCAACGCACGCTGCATGGTCCGCGCGATCTTCTCCGCTTTGGCAAAGTCATCAACGTCGGGACCGATGACCGAGAAATGCGCCTCGCCTTCGGTATCGGACGAGCCCGGCATCGACCGGACTTTGTAGTTGCGTGATGGCACGATGCTTCCTCTCTGTCAGGCCGTCACGTCGTAGCCATCATGCGCGACGAACCCGACCTCCGCCGTGCCGCGCTCGTGGTCCGCGCGCCACCACCGTTTCCCGCCACACGATTTGCATAGCCAGTGGTTGACGTCGCGCATCGGCGCATCGGCCCACGGCGTCCATTCCTCGTCGCAGCCTTGCCACTCGTGAATGCAGCCGGCGATCCGCATGTAGTCGCGCGCGGTCTTGTCGTGGCAGTAATGCCCGCGCACCTCGTGACGCCTGCGCGCGACGCTCTCGCCCGCCGGCGTGCCGATCAGCCGCAACATCGGCACCGCGTCGAGCGAGACGTTGACGACGGTGTGCGACATGAACGGAATCGTCTTGCCCTTATGCCAGCCGCGATGGTTCGGCAGCGTGGTCCGATACACCGCGAGTGACGGCCGGTTGAGGATCAGCAGCAGCGCGATCACCGTGCGCAACTCGCCGACGCAACCACGCGCGGGCTCGACCAGCCCGTTGTCGGCGTTTGGCAGCGCGAAGCCGGGATGGGCGGGATTGAACGGCACGAACTCCGCCGTGTTGTAGGTGCGCAGCAAGCGCCGCTCATCCTCCCCCAACTGCTCGTAGGTTGAGCCCCACAGGAATTTGTCGATGCCGAGGCGGCTCGCGCCGATGCGACGGCCGAACTCCAGTTGCTCCTCCACCGGCCACTCGGTGTGCAGCCGGTATTGCATCGGCGTTAGCTCGGGCGCCACGTTCTTGTCCGACATGATGCCGCCGGCAATGGCGTTGATCCGCCCTTGATCGAACAGGTAGCCGGTCATGTAGTCGGCGGTGCTAGTCTCGCCGAACCCGTCTCCCTGCGCGTGAAGCTCGGGAAAACGATCGCGCATTTCCATCCAGTAGTAGTAGGACGGCCATTCGATCCACGTCAGGTCGAACGGCGCGCGGGCGAACTGGTGCTCGCGCACCAGCAGGTCGGGTATCTCCGCAACCACCTTGGCGACCCGCCGCGCCGCCTCTTCGTCGAGGACGAACTTGCGCGCGTTGCGCACGCCGCGTTGGATCTGCTCGACCGCCCTCGGCAGCAAGATGCGTTCATGCGCCGGCCACCGGCGGGCCACGAAGCGGTCCGCCAGGGTCGTCCCTCGCTTCTCGGGTTTCATCGGTTGCAGTCCGTGTAGACGGTGCCGCCGAGCCGATAGCTCGAGCAGTGTTGCATCTCGCCGCGGGGCCCGGTGAAATCGCTATACGTGGTGCCGCCGAGCTCATACGAACTGCCCGACCACGACTGATTATCCGGCGTCGTGCCCTGGTAGTACGTCGTCCCGCCGAGCCGGTACTGCTGGAACGATTGCGCATGCGCGCACCCGACGGCCAGCGCCAGGATGCCGGCCGCGATGAACACCCAGCCGATCACGCCGAAGCGGACCCGCGGCTTCGTCGGTGCGCGCTGGTTGATCTCGATCTCCACCCGCACGCGCCGCGGGCCACCACGTTGGGGCGGGGGAGGGGGAGGCGCTTTCGGCACCTCGTCCCGGTTCGGCTCGAGCAGGTAGTCGAACGCACCGCGCGGCGGCTTGTCCGCCAGGATGCGCAGCACCTCGGCGTGCGAGATCACCGGCGTCCGCAGGACGGGTGCCGGACCGTGGTCGATAGGCAAGCGTGGCCTTCTCTTGGTGTTCATTCCTCGATCTCTCGAACGGTGATGATGTCGCCGTCGGCGAGCGGCGTGTCCGCAATGAAGCTGATCACCGCTTTGGTGACGCCCATGGCGTCATCGCCGGGATCGATAATCGTTTCGTCCAGCGGGCCGGCGCTGTTGCCCAGCACGATGCTAAATCGCATATCACTCGTCTCCTTGGTTGGGATTGCTTTAACGTCCGCAGATCAGCTTCATGAGGCCATAGATCAGATCGGCGACGACGGTGCCGACCAGCGCGAGCGGGACAATGGTTATGAACATCTGCGGGTCGTCGCCGACGGCGTTAACCATGATTGTGAAGGCGGCGGGGAAGGTCATCGGGCTTCGTCTTTCTCGATAGCGTCCGCGATCGCCGCCTCGGCCGTCGGGCCGACGCCGACCACCTGCGGGCCCGCGTCGGGCGCTCCGTCGTACGTGTCATCATCGATCGCGTAGAACTGCTCGTGCTTCGGCGCGAAGCCGGACAGGTCGGGGTAAGCTCGGAACATCACGCACCTACCCCGCCAAAATCGCCCGACGAAGCGTGCACGATGATGCCGGTGAGGTAGGGCAGGCCGAGCGGGATGTCGTGCCGGCGGCTGGTCGAGCGGTTGATCCGCCACGCCATCCAACGGGCGACCGAGGCGGCGACCGCGACATCGATCTCCTGGTCGCGCGATAGGCCGTTCATCACGTCGTCGGCGAAGTGCCGGCCGTAGCTGCTGTCGAGGAAATCGCGGACCTCATCGGGATCGCAGCGTGTCGCGCGCACGATCTGCTGCATCGCCATCATCCAGGCGTGCTTGGCGGTCGGCTCGCCGCGGCTCTGCGTGATGGTGCCGTAGAAACCCCAGGCGGGGTTGCGGCTCTCGGTGTTCATTCGGCCATCTCCTTGATGGGCTCGCTGTGATACGGCTCGGCCTCGGCGTCGCAGCACGGGCAGAAGCCCGTGCCGACCGCCGGCATGACGTCCGCCCACTCGTTCGGGCAGGCGTCGCAGAAGAAGTGGTTCCGGACCATCACACCGCCTCGCAGGCGCCGTGGCGCTGCGCGCGCGCGGCTTCCTGTGCAGCCCATGTCGCCTTGGCATGGTCGATCCACTTCTGCGCGAAAGCGACAGCTTCCTCGCGCGTGGCGTAGGCGTTGCGCGTGTTGGTGTTATGAGTGCGACGCTCGACCCACTTGTCGTCGGCGTCATAGTGGCCGCCGCTGGTGACGACGGCCACGTAGGGAAAGCGGGGATTGCGACCCCGCTTGGCTGCGCTGGCTTTCATCACACCGCCTCGCAGGCCAGCGGCTTCCCCCAAGGGAGATGCCAGTGCTTCGCGCAGATCGGGCCGTAGCCGACCTCGGTGCTGCGCTCGTCGGTCAGTGTCTGCGAGCAGAAGCAGCAGGCGCCGGTGGCGCGACCGTAAGCCGCGGCGACGCCCGCCGGGTCGGCTGCGAAATCGCGCAGCACCGCGGCGACGCTGATGGCGTTGCGTGGCGACAGCCGCGGCGACGGCAGGAACTTGCCCTCGAGCGTGATGCGGCCGAGCCAGAGACGCCGGCCGTCCTCGCCGCGATCCTTGCTGGTGATCAAGACCTGGCCGACATACTTGCTGGCCGCGCCGGCGATGGCGATGCGGATAATCTCGCCGCCGACATCGAGCAGCATCGCCGGCCGCTTCAAGGTGACCGCGCCCATCAGCGCGACGATGCCGGAGAGGTCACCGATCTCGATCGCCTCGGGTGCCGGCTGGCTCGCGCGCTCGGCGAGCTTGCGAACCCAGAGCATCTGCTTGTCGGAGAGCCCCTTGCGCGCATGCTGCGAGAGCAGCGACTTGGCGAAATCGGCATCGCGGCCGGAGAGGGCGGGAAGGGCAGCCTGAAGGGCAGTGATCTCGGTGTTCATCGGGTATTCCCCTGAGAGTAGTGCGCCCGGCGGTATTGCCTTGGCGAAAGCAGACATAGCCAGCAACACGCTGTTTTACCAGCTTAATCTGCGACTGGACTGCAGAATTATTGGGCCGTCACCATAATTCCTCTCGCTCGACCCCGCAGCGTTCGCATCGGTAGATCCAGAACGCGCCGGACATGCCGACGCTGATCCAGCGGTGCAGACCGTGGCGACAGAGCCATGCCCCTAGCGCGCGTCGCATCACGCCTCCTAATTCAGCAGCTTCTTGTGGACGAGGGCGGCGCGCCGGTGCTGCCCGTCGGCCGATGCCTCGGCGGCTTGGTGGGCGAGCAGTCGCCGGATGAGATCGTCGTCGGTTTCCTCGGGCGCCTCGCGCAACGCATCGAGCCGGGCCCTGACCTGGTCATCGACCGGAACGCGCACCATGCCGTCGGCTTGCCGCTCGCTGGTGTCTCGGCACCGCCCGATCGCCATTTCCTCGAGCGCCTTGGCGATCGGCTCGCTGATGATGAGGAAGGCCATCAGCCGAGCCCCTGGCCGGGCAACCACGCTTGCGGATCCTCGTCGTCCGGACGCGGATCGTCCGGCAGCATCATCGGCGGCGGTTTCGCCCAGTTCATCATTGTCACCCACACGTCGAGGTAGGCGTTGTGCCGGCGCTGATCGGCGACGCTGCTCTTGAAGTTGAAGTAATCGATGCGCCGGACCTCGGCCGCCATCGCGCGCTCGACCAGCCGCCGCGTGATGGAGGCGCGGAACTCGTAATCCGCCTTCGGCGTGCGGGTGATCTTCGCGTGGGGGAACACCACCTCGATGTCGGCACGCTGGCGTGCGCGCACCAGCAGCAGGTTTTTCCGCGACCGATGCGCGACGATCGAGAGGAACGAGTCGTTCAGCATGACCCACATCGCTCAGCCCTCCCGTGCGAAGCGGGATTGCCACTCCGCCCATTTGTCCAGCGCCGCCAATTCGGCGCGATACTCAGCTTCGGTTATCGACCGCGTCATGTAGCGCCGGTCGATCGCGTCTGTCCGCGATTCCACAATCCGTTCGATCATGTCGTGGGTCATCGGCCTGCCTCCGGTAGCACGTAGGTATCGGGCATGCCGATGCTCGGATCGCCGGGGATGACGATGTAGCCGGCGGCAATCGCGCGCTCGCGTGCGCGCTGTTCCTCCACGCCCGTCATGTGCAGCCCGACGGCCGCGACCACACCGCCCAGGATCAGGGCGACTGCGATCAGGACGGTTCGGGTGTTGAATGCGATGCGGGTGGTCATGGGCCCACCTCGATCACCACGGCGCCGGTGAAGCCAGCGGCCGCGGCCTTTTCGCGGACCACTGCCGCGACCCACTTCTTCGCGTCGGTCAGCGACATCGCGTGTGGCGCGAACAGCGCCTCGCCCTCGTCGCCGCCGTAGGTGAAGGCCCAAAGGCCGATGCCGCTCGGCCGCTTGCCGTGGGCGAGAACGTATTGGTGGGTGGAGAAAACGATCATCGGATACGCTCCTGAAGTTTTCCGGCCGGACGGGATGTCCTTGCCGCGGACCGACACATAGGCGGCAAGTCACTGACAGTCCAGCATAATAATCGGCTCACTGGCGAAAATAATACTGGCTGCAGCGGCAGTCATGCCCTATGTATCCGCCTGCCGCCGAGGTGCATTGACCCGGCAATTACCCAGCAGGGAGTTACCCGCAATATGGCTCACGAGCTTACAATTCGTGCCGATGGCAAGGTCGAGATGGCGTTCCGCGCCGGCACCGACTTCCCTTGGCACTTCGCCGAAACCCAGCCGCAACAGGTCGCCGCCAACGCCTCGATCGAGGAATGGGTTCAGGCTGCCGGCATGGAATGGACCGTCGAACCCGCGCCGGTGCAGTTCGAAGCGAACGGCACGCTGCACACCTTCGACGACCGCTACGTGCTGCATCGCTCCGATACGATCGCCCCGCTCGGCGTCGTCTCCGGCGACTACTGCATCCTGCAGCCGGCCGAGGTCATCGAGTTCTTCGCCGACCTGGTGCAGACCGTCGACATGACGCTCGATACCGCCGGCACCATGTTCGGCGGCCGTCGCTTCTGGGCGCTCGCCAAGATCGGCGAAAGCTGCATCATCGACAACCGCGACCCGATCAAGGGCTACCTGCTGCTGACCAGCAGCGCCGATGGCCTGCGGGCAACCGAGGCGCGCTTCACCTCGGTCCGCGTGGTCTGCAACAACACGCTGACCATGAGCGACCGCAAGGACAGCGAGGGCCAGATCAAGATCGCCCATCGCTCCGAGTGGAACGCCGACGAGGTCAAGCGCCGGCTCGGTGTCGCACCGCGCACCTTCGAAGCCTTCATGACCAACATGCGCAAGCTCGCCGACTTCCGGCTGACCGACGACCGGGCGCGCGCGCAGGTCAAGAAGGTGCTCGGCGAGGAAGCGCCCGACGCGAAGGACAGCAAGACCTTCGTGCGGGTGATGGACCTCTTCCGCGGCCTCGCCACCGGCGCCGATGCGCCCGGCTTCGCCGGCACCGCCTGGGGCCTGCTGAACGGGTTGACCGAGGTGGTTGATCACGGCGGCCGCGCCAAGTCCGACAGCCACCGGCTCGCCAACGCCCTGATGGGCACCGGCGAGCGCCTCAAGAGCCGGTTCCGCGACCAGCTACTCGAACTGGTCGCCTGAACCCGAGGCGGGGGGGCGGGGAATCGGTTGCGCCGGTTTCCCGCCGGCCTGCTATACCGGCGGGCATGGACATGGACACCGACGAACTGCGCGACATCCTCGACCGGCTCGGCTGGTCGCAGGGCGAACTCGCCCGACGGCTCGGCCGCAACGAGCGTGGCGTGCGCAAGATGGCGCAGGGCACCGCTCCGGTCGGCGCCGATGTGGCGCGCTGGCTCCGCGGCATCGTGACCCTCGTGGAAAACCCGCCGCCCAACCGTGACCGGGAGCCTGCCCATGCAACCACGGCTGGAGATCGTCTACCGGCCGGTCGCTGAGCTCATCCCCTACGCGCGCAATGCGCGCACCCACTCCGACGCCCAGATAGCCGACATCGCCGCCTCCATCCGCGAATTCGGCTTCACCAATCCGCTGCTGATCGACAGCGCCCGCGGCATGATCGCCGGGCACGGCCGGCTGCTCGCCGCCCGCAAGCTCGGCATGACCGAGGTGCCGACCATCGAGCTTGCGCATCTCACGCCGATCCAGCGGCGCGCTTACGTGCTGACCGACAACCGCATGGCGCTCTCCGCCGGGTGGGACGACGGCATGTTGCGCGCCGAGTTGGAGGAACTGGCCGCGGCGGACTTCGACCTGCTGCTCACCGGCTTCGGCACCGACGAGATCGACAAGTTGCTGCTGCCCAATCCCGGGCAGACCGATCCCGACGAGGCGCCGGCCGCTCCCACCTATCCCGCCGCCCGCGTGGGCGACCTGTGGCGGCTTGGCCGGCACGTCCTGGTGTGTGGCGACTGCACCGACCCCGAGGCCGTCAGGCGCGCCCTAGGTGGCGTCGTGCCGCATCTGATGGTCACCGATCCACCCTACGGCGTGGACTACGATCCCGACTGGCGGAACCACGCGCTCCGGGCCGACGGCACCACCTTCGGCGGCCGAGCCATCGGCACGGTGGACAACGACGACCGAGTGGACTGGTCGGCGGCCTGGGCGCTGTTCCCTGGTGATGTCGCCTATGTCTGGCACGCCTCGATGTTCGGCGCCCCGGTGCAGGCGTCGCTCGAGGCGCACGGCTTCGCGCTGCGCAGTCAGATCATCTGGGCGAAGCAGCAATTCGTCATCGGCCGCGGGCATTACCATTGGCAGCACGAGGCGTGTTGGTATGCCGTCCGCAAGGGCAAGACCGGGCATTGGGTCGGCGATCACTCGCAGGCGACCGTCTGGTCGATCGACAAGCCGATGAAATCGGAAACCGGCCACAGCACCCAGAAGCCGGTCGAATGCATGCGCCGGCCGATCGAGAACAACAGCAGCGTCGGGCAGGCGGTCTACGAGCCGTTCTGCGGCTCCGGCACGACGATCATCGCCGCCGAGATGACCGGGCGCTGCTGCATCGCGCTGGAGGTCAACCCGGCCTACGTCGACGTCGCCATCCAACGCTGGCAGAACTTCGCCGGCCAGGCGGCGATGCTGCAAAGCGAAAGCGGCGCAGAGCCGAAGCCCTACGCCGCCATCCTCGCCGAACGGGAGCCGCTGCTACGGTCCGCGTAGGCTCACGGCGGCTGGAACGGATCATCGCTCATTACTTGATCTCGCCCGTCGCGTAGCCGAGATAAGGCCCGAACTCGACGCCGTTCTCGTCGATCCGGCGCGCCATGATCTCGTGTTCCTGCGCCGCTGTCGCCCGCTGCTCGCGCGCATCGGCGAAGCCCTTCCACCCCTTCGCCTGATACGCGGCATCGATCGCCTCGCGCGCGCTATCGGCCTCGACCACGCCGATGGTGACATCGGTCAGGTGGTTTTCAACGATCCACTTCATGGCTTGACCTCCTCCACAATCAGCTTGGGCGCCGGCCTGTTGTTCCAGACGGGCCCGATGTCGCGGATGCCGAGTTGAACACCCTTCGGCAACTCATCCACGACGACGACGGTGTCGAGTTGTTGGTTGGTTATGCGGTACTGGGGCATTAGGGAATCTCCAAAGCTCATTCTTTACTCGCCCGGGCGTGGCGGCTTGCGCTCGGTCCACAAGATCGCGATCCAGGCGAATGCCGCGATGCCGCCAAGGATAGCGGCGCCTTGGTAAGTTAATTCCATCACTCTCCCGCCTTGGGATGGTTGCCGGTCGTGGCGCCGCTCGGGACCACGATGACCGTCGGGGACTGCGGCTGCTGCGAGCCGAGCTTGTAGCCGGCAAGGCCGGCCACCAGCCCCACGATCACCGCGACGGCGGCAAGCATGGTGGCGATAGCCTTCGGGGCCTCCCACCATGCCTGCCGGAGCTTCAGTTGCGTGTCAGCGAGCATCATCTCCACCCTCGCGTCGCGTTCATCCTGCTCGGTATAGTTGGGCACGTCACGCCGCCTTCGTCTCCTGCGCGATCCGATAGGTGCCCTTGCCGATCAGCGCGACCGGGTAGCCCTTCTTGCGCAGCGACACGAAATACGCCCGCGTGGTGTGCGCCAGCCAGCCGGTCTCTTCCATCAACTGGGAGATCGTCGCGCCGTTCTTGCGCGAGAGCATCCGCACCACCTCGGCGCCCTTCGAGCCCGCCTTCGGTGCATCGGCCTCGCCCGGCGCCTCGGCGCGAACCGACGCCGCCATCTTGGGCGCCTTCGGCTGCTTGGCTGGCTTCGCTGGCGCGAACCGATCGCGGATGCGCCCGCCCTTCTTCGCCTTCTTCATCTCGTCCTCCTGTGTCTCCGCCATGAATTCGGCGAGCACCGCCGATCCGATGGTGACCTTCGGGTCGTTCAGCAGTTCTGCCCGAAGGCCGGTCAGTTCGGCCGGTATCGGCTTGCCGGCCGCCTTCAGGGCCGCCCGCTCGGCGTCATCCGCCTTGGCCGCCTGGGCGCCCAGGGTTGCCGGGCTCGGGCCAGACAGCGGCCAGCCAGCCTCCGGCTCCGACCAGGATGCCTTCGGCTCGTCGTTCTCGTCGTAGTGTGACTCGCAGAGCTCCGGGCCGACATAGATCGGCCCCGTGGCCTTGTCCTTGGCGAACCAGGCCTTCGCCGTCGCCTGATCGCCCATCGCGATCTCGAGCGGCAGGAAATCCAGTTCGGCCAGCAGCTTTATCAGCCGAGCCTCGCCGATTTTGCGCGTTTCGAATTTCTTCACCGGCTTCGTGGTCCAGCGATTGAACGTCGCCAGCAGCTGCTCGGTGGTCAGGTCGGTAATCGTAGGCATGTCGGTTTTCCTTAGTTCTCCAGCGGGCATCAGCGCCCTGCCGACACCGCACATAGCTCCAGCGCCCCAACACATCCAGTGGAATGTGCTGGCCGCAGAATAAAATCTGCAGCCCATAATAACAGGGACTTACCGATGATGCCTGTGACGGACGGTGGGGATTGTCGGAGTCCCCTGTGTTGACCCTCGGCGCGCTCCAGCACCTCGCCGCCGACGGTACGCCCGTGCCGCAGCCGCGTGACGACGGACGGCTGGCCTGGGAGCCCGAGCCGGCGCACCGGCAGCTGGTCGAGATCATGCTGACGCTCGGCCACTCGCAGGAGGCGATCTGCCGCGAATTCGCCGCGCGCAACCTGCCCTGCCGCTCGGTCGAGACCCTGCAGCGCATCTTCCGTGAGGAACTGGCGCACGGCCGCGAGCGGCGGATCGCCGGCTATGGCGTCAAGCTGCACGCCATCGCCATGGGCAACACGCCAGGGGCGCTGTCGGCGCTGAAATACCTGCTCTCGGTGGTCGGCGGCGAGCAGTGGCGGGTGCCGAAGGACGACGGCCGCGACGATCCCGTGCTGGGCGAGCCGCAGCACCGCCGGCGCATCTACATCCCGGCGCGCGATCCCGAGCCCGAGGACGACGCCGGACCGATCATCGAGGGCGAGGTCGAGCAGGCGGCCTGATGGACTACGACCCGCTCGAGCAGCCGCGGGAGGGCGATATCTTCCCGCAGCCGGGACCGCAGGAGATGTTCCTGCGTTCCGCCGCCGACATCGCCATCTTCGGCGGGGCGGCCGGCTCGGGGAAAAGCTGGGCCCTGCTGCTCGAGACGCTGCGCCATCCGCCCGATGTGCCGGGCTTCGACTGCGTGCTGTTCCGTCGCAACACCACCGACATCCGCCGCCCCGGCGGGCTGTGGGCGGAGAGCCTCAAGGTGTTTCCCGATACCGGCGGCATTCCGATCAATCACCGGCTCGAGTGGCGCTGGCCTGGTGGCGGCTCGGTGAAGCTGTCGCACCTTGAATACGAGAATACCGTGCTCGACTGGCACGGCAGCCAGGTGCCGATGATCGGCTTCGATGAACTGACCACGTTCACCCGGTATCAGTTCTTCTACCTGCTGAGCCGCAACCGCAGCACCATCGGCATCAAGCCTTACGTTCGTGCAAGCTGCAACGCCGATGCGGGCTCGTGGGTCGCCGATTTGATTGCCTGGTGGATTAACCAGCGCACCGGTTATCCGATCCCCGAACGCTCCGGCGTGGTCCGCTATTTCGTGCGCGGCGCCGACGATGCGCTGGTCTGGTTCGCCTCCCGCGGCGCGGCGATGCGCGCGACCGGCCAGCCGGCGGAGACCATCAAGTCGCTCACCTTCATTTCCGCCAAGCTCGCCGACAATCCGGCGCTGATGCGCTCCGACCCGTCCTACCTCGGCAACCTGATGATGCTGCCGGCGGTCGAGCGCGAACGCCTGCTCAACGGCAACTGGAAGATCAGGCCGAGCGCCGGGCTTTACTTCAACCGCTCGTGGGTGCGCGTGGTGGACATCCTGCCGCCGGTCGTTCTGACCGGGCGCGGCTGGGACCTCGCCGCGACGCCAGAAACCCAGGATAACGATCCCGACTGGACCACGAGCACAAAAATCGGCCGGTTGATGGATGGCACTTATGTCGTGCTGCACCATTCGTGGATGCGCGGCACGCCGGCGGATGTCGAGCGCGCGGTGCTGAATACCAGCACGCAGGACGGCTACGGCTGCAAGGTCGGGCTGCCGCAGGATCCCGGCCAAGCCGGCAAGGCGCAGATCGCCAGTTTCGTCCGCATGCTGGCCGGCTTCCCGATCGAACACTCGCCAGAAACCGGCGACAAGCTCACGCGCTTCTCGCCGTTCTCCGCGCAGGCCGAGGCGGGCAACGTCCTGGTGGTGCGCGGCGATTGGAATGAGAGGTGGTTCCAGATGCTCGAGGGCTTCCCCGAACTGCCACACGATGATGACGTCGATTCGACCGCTCGGGCCTTTCAGTTGGTCGCCGCCAATTCGATGAACGTCTGGGCGAACCTGTAGTGTCCGATCTCCCGACGAAACCGCGCGTCACGGTCCGCGCCGATACCGGCACCGGATCGTCGTGGCACGGCCCCATGACGCAGGACTCGGTGCAGAACTTCGCCGCACGCGTCGGCCTCGGCGCCGGCAACCTGCTGAGCCAGACCGAATACACCTACCAGCCGCTCACACGCCTGCGGCAGAAGCTCGAATGGATGTATCGCGCCTCGTGGATCGTTGGCGCGGCGGTCGATGTGGTCGGCGACGACATGACCAGGGCCGGCGTGCAGATGAACTCGGACACCGATCCCGACGACCTCGAGAAGCTGAAAAAGACCATCAATGATTTGGGCTTCTGGAACCACCTCAACTCCACGATCAAGTGGAGCCGGCTCTACGGCGGCTGTCTCATGGCGATGATGATCGACGGACAGAACCCGGCGACGCCGCTGGTGCCGGAGAGCATCAGCGAAGGCGCGCTTCGGGGCTTCCTCGTCATCGATCGCTGGATGGTGCAACCGACGTATATGCGCTTGGTCGAGGATTTCGGGCCCGACTACGGGCTGCCGATGTATTACGACCTGATCCAGCAAGCGCCCTATCTGCCCAACATGCGCATCCACTATTCGCGCGTGCTGCGCATGGACGGGCTCCCCCTGCCGTTCAACCAGAGGCTGACCGAGAATCACTGGGGCATGTCGGTGCTCGAGCGATTGAACGACCGGCTCGTCGCCTTCGATTCGGGCACGATGGGGACCGCGCAGCTGCTCTACAAAGCCTATCTGCGCACCTACAAGGTGAAGGACTACCGGTCGCTGGTCGCGTTCAACAGTGAGCTCACCGAGAAATTCCACAAGCTGATGGAGCTCATGCGGGTCTATCAGTCCAACGAAGGGCTGACCGTCATCGACGCCGATGATGAGTTCGAGACGCACGCTTACTCATTCGCCGGCCTGAGCGAGACCTTGATGATGCTGGGCCAGCAGTTGTCCGGCGCGCTCGGCATTCCCCTGGTGCGGCTGTTCGGTCAGTCGCCGGCGGGGATGAACGCAACCGGCGAGTCGGACCTGCGGAACTATTACGACATGATCGGCGCGCAGCAGGAAGCCCGGCTGCGCCGCCCGCTGACCAAGATGTTCGACGTCCTGTGGCGCAGCACGCTCGGCAGCGATCCACCAGACACCTTCGCGTTCACCTTCAATTCGCTCTACCAGATGAACGAAATGGAGAAGGCCGAGGTGGCGCAGCGTGACACCGATACGGTGAAGTTGGCGCACGACGCCGGCATCATCACGACCGAGATCGCGCTGAAGGAGATGAAGCAGAGCAGCATCCTCACCGGGCGCTTCACCAACATCACCGATCAGGACATCAAGGACTCGGCGGAAGCGCCGCCGCCTTGGGAGCAGCCGCCCGCGATGCCGGGGATTGGGGCGGGAATGCCGGGTGCCAAGCCGAACGGTGCGGGCGGAGCGATGGGTGCCGGTGTTCCCGCTGCCGGGCTGAAGGCGAAGACCAACGGCACCGGCGAGTCGGTCGAGAAGGCGGATGGCGAAGCGTGAGACGCAAGCCGAAAGGCGGGCGCGGCAACGGGCCGAAGAAGACGCCCGGCGCGAAGAAGGTTTCGCCAAAGCCCGCAACGCCGAACGCAGCTACGGTGCGCAACTCCGCAGCCTCGCGCGCCATGTGGCGCGGATTATCCAGGCGTATGCGCCTGAAGCCGAAGATGAGCCGATTGCACCGCCCGCTATGGCACGCATCGAAGCCGCGCTCTCTGCTTATGCCAAAGCGGTTACGCCTTGGGCGCGGGCGACGGCAGCACGGATGATCCGCGAGGTTCACCGACGCGACCTGAGCGCCTGGGAGAAATACACGCGCGGCATGTCGACGGCGTTGCGCGTCGAGTTGAACCAGACGCCGATCGGCGAGGCGATGGCGCAACTGCTCAACGAGCAGGTGGACCTGATCACCAGCCTGCCGCTCGAGGCATCGCAGCACGTGCAGGAGAAGGCCCAGGAGGCGCTTTATACCTCCGCGCGCTATCCCGAGCGCACCGCCGAGATCGAGGCGGCATTGGCGGAGGCGCATCCACGCGCGACCGAGGCCTGGCTGCGCAATCGGGCGACGACGATCGCCCGGACGGAAACCGCGCGCACCGCATCGGTGCTGATCCAATCGCGGGCGGAGCATGTCGGCGCCGATAGCTACATCTGGAAAACCGCAGGCGACTGGAAGGTGCGGCCGTCGCACCGCAAGCTCAGCAATACCGTGCACCGCTGGGACGATCCGCCGCTGTCCGATCCGCCGGATTATCACTCGCACCCAGGTCAAATCTTCAACTGTCGATGCGTCGCGCTGCCTATACTTCCCTGAGCGGGAGACCAGCCGATGCCACTCATCCACATCGCCAAGTCGTTCATCCTGTCGCTCGATAGCGGCAAGAAGGTGCATCTCCCGGCCGGGCAGCATCGGGTCAGCGATGAGGTCGCTGAGCACTGGTACACCCGCCTGCACCTCGTCGGCGTCTATCAGGAACCGTCGCCGGTTCCGTGGCGGCAGCAGAGCGCCGAGCGACTGGCGGCCGAGCACGGCTGGGAGCAAGAGCGGCGGCGGCGCGTGGCCGAGGAATTGATGGATCGCCTGCCACACCGGCGGTTTGCGACCTGGGATCGCTTCGCGGATCAGCTGAACAGCAAGATCGCGATGGAAGAGGTTATAGCGGCGCAACAGCGACGCTTGAGGGAGTACGAACAGGCGCGCATAGCGGCGCAGCAGCGGCGCATCGCCGAACTCCACGCGGCGAACGAGCGGCTACGCCAGGAACGACTGGCGGCTGAAGAGCGGCTCCGTGTGGAGCGTGAGCGGAAGGCATTCGAGCGCAACGTCGCAAGCTGGCGTCAGCAGTTACCGGCCATCATGACCAATCCGAACCTCGCCGCGGCGCTCGAGCGAGAGATCGCCGAGTTCGAGCATGACTGGCTGGATCCCGGTGAAGCGGCCGAGGTCGCCAACGTCGCTGCCGGCGCGACGTGGCACCACAAGCCCAGTAGCACGATCCACTGAAAGGGAACGCGATGAACCTGCTGTTGCTCGTCATTGTCATCGTCATCCTGTTCGGGGGATTGGGCGGTGGATACTACGGCTACCGTGGCGGATATCTGGGCCAAGGCGGCTTCGGCGGCATCGGGCTGGTGGTGCTCATCCTGGTGATCCTGCTGCTGTTCGGCCAAGGACGCATCTGGTGACCGAGAGCTTCATTCCTGTGGAAAGGAAACGACCATGAGCGGCGTACTTCCCTCGACCGACAAATCCGTGCTGATCACCTGCGGCTACAATGACGATGTGTATGGCGATCCCGGCCTCGTCTGGGTGATCCTGCACGACAACGACATCCTCGGCTGGACGGTCGGCGAGCCCGTCGTTCCGATCATCCTCGGCTCGCTGCCACCTGCCGCGCCGGCGACCGATCCGATCCTCTCGCCGGTCTGGGCGCAATACAGCAACGGCACGGTGTTCGTGCCCGATCTGTGGCGCGGCGCGTTGGCGGCATTCTTCACGCACATCGCCACGAACAACGGCGCGCAGCGCAAGGTCTACGCCAATTTCTATACGTCAGAGCTCGCCTCAGCTTGGCGGCAATGGGCTGGTGGCAATCCGCTGGCGCTGAGCAAGCCGCCGAATGTGGCTCTCGAAAACACCGCGCTGCCCGTGGTGACCCAGAACAACGACTTGCTGACCTGCACCGAGGGGACGTGGGCCGAGCCGGTTGAGAGCTACGCGTACCAGTGGAAGCGCGACACGACCGACATCGGCACCGGCTCCGCCAACTACGTCGTCACCGGAGCGGATGTCGGCAAAACCCTGAGTTGCGTGGTGACCGCAACCGTCGCCAACGGCGTGGCAGGAACCGCGACATCGAACGGTGTTGTCGTTACCACGCCATCGACTATGGCCGAGCCGCCGGCCGAAGCGCCGCCAGCTTAAGAGATCGACGGCAACGGCGGCAGCGTGGTCTTGCCCGCCTTTTTCGCCTTCGGCTGAGCGGATGGCTGGAACCTGCCAGCTTTCCGCGGCAGGTCCATCCGCTCCATCTTGCGTGACAGCGATGTCTCCGAGCGGTGCATCCGCGCGCTGATCTGCTTCCTCGACCATCCATCCGCGCGAAGTTGGGCGAATAGCTCTTCCTCCTCGGCGCTCCACGGACCCTGCTTCTGAATGTGCTGTTCCTCGGTCATGGGGGAGGTGCCCTTTCGTCATGGAATGGCATACGATCAGCCGCATCTCGCACCACATGGACGAGACGGCAGAGGGATATCTTGTCTGCCGTGACGTGCCAATCGCCCGCACCGGCATGCAGATCTATTGGGAAGGCGAGGTGCCGCCGCTGCAGGGCGACGCCGGCGGACGGGTGCATGTCGAGCGCGATGCGGCCGAGGTGTTCGCGCCCGATTCCATCCAATCGTACGAAGGCAAACCGCTCGTCGACGACCATCCGTTCGAGGCGGTCGGCCCGGACAACTGGTCAGACCTGACCATAGGCTACGTCAGCAATGTCCGCCGCGGCGAGGGCATCCACGACGAGTTGCTGCTCGCCAATCTGATCTTCACCACCCGCCGCGGCATCGACGCGGTGACGAAGCGCCGCAAGCGGGCGCTCAGCGTCGGCTACAACGCCAACTATGAGCAGACCGCACCGGGCCTCGGGCGGCAGCGCAACATCTTCTGCAATCACGTCGCGTTGGTCGATGAAGGCCGCTGCGGCGCGCGCTGCACCATCCTCGATGGCCGCGCGGTCTACGACTACGACGCGGCCGATGCGGAGTTTGTCGAAAGCGAGCACCCGCGCGACGACGAGGGCAAGTTCGCTGAGACCGCCGGTGGGGCGGCGCCGATCCATGTCGCCTCGATGAAGAAGGTGGGCGGTCAGCTTGGGAGCAATCCCGGCGGCCGCTACGAGGACAACACCGGCGCGCAGTTCTACGTCAAGCACTCGAAATCCGAGAGCCACGCGAAGAACGAAATCCTCGCCTCGCGGCTCTACAGCGCGGCGGGCTCGCCGGTGCTGCACGTTCACCCGGCCGACCTCGGCGGCGGCAAGCTCGGCACCGCGACGCGCTGGCAGACCGTGGCGCCGATCGACCGCAAGAAGCCGGACGACCGGCGCGCCGCGCAGCAGCATTTCGCGACGCATGCCTGGCTGTCGAACTGGGATGCGGTCGGGCTCGACTACGACAACCAGGGCCGCATCGGCGGCGAGATGCATACGCTCGATGTCGGCGGCTCGCTGCTCTACCGCGCGCAGGGCGGGCCGAAGGGCGAGGCGTTCGGCAACAAGGTCGGCGAGTGGGACACGCTGCGCCATCCGTCGAACCACCAGGCGCACACCGTGTTCGGCGAGATGACGCCGGAGCAGTTGCGGGGCTCGGCCTCGCGGGTGGCGAAGGTATCGGATGCGACGATCCGCGCGCTGGTCAACGAGCACGGACCCGGCACGCCTGAGCAGAAGACGGAGTTGGCCGAGAAGCTGATTGCGCGCAAGCAGGATATCATCGGCCGTGCGGGCATAGCGGCGCCCGGCCAGGGCAGCCCGCCAGAGTCCCCGGCCAGCAAGCCCAGCCAGCCGGCGACGCCGCCCACGGCGCCCACAGGGGCGGCAAGCGGATGGAAGGCGGCGCTGCCGACGCCACCCAGCTACGTCAAATCGTTCGCTGAGAAAATCAAGGCCGCGGTGACCGCGCACGCGGGTGAGCCGCATGAGTTGGCACCTACCATCAAAGCCATCGCAGCAGGCGCCGCACACAACCCCAACAACACGTCGTATGCGAACAAGGTGCTCAAGCACCTGGCGGCAGCCTCGACGCATGATGCCGACTGGTTCGCCGACATCGACTACCCGGCGGACGAGGACATCGACTACCGCGACGACTGGGTCGAGAGCGAGCATCCACGTGGCCAGCCGGGTAACGCCGGGCAGTTCGCGACAAGCGCCGGCGGCGGCACATCGATCAGCAGCGGCCTGCCGTCTGGCGGGTTTTCGACCGGTGGCCATCATGGCTGGAAAACCTCGCTGCCGGAGCCGCCGAGCTACACCAAATCCTTCGGCGAGAAGATCAAGGCCGCGGTCGCCTCGCATCTCGGCGAGCCGCACGAGCTCGTGCCGAAGATCAAGGAGATCGCCTCGGCCGCGGCGCATAACCCGAACAACATCTCCTATGCCAACAAGGTGCTGAAGCACCTGGCCGCCTCGAGCGGCCTACACCCGGCCGCCGTGGGCTCGCTGTCGGCGAAGAAGCCGGCCCAGGCCTCACCGCCCGCCGCCACGCCGACACCGGCGCCAGCGCCCGCCACAGCCCCGGCACAGGGGGGCGAAGGACTGCCGCAGCCGAACCCGGACAACAGCTACCAAAAGAACATGCTCAAGGTGGCGATGGGCAATGCCTCGCCGCAGGTGAAAGCCGACGCACTCGAGAATTACATCGAGCACCTCACCTCGGGCGGCGGCGTCTACCCGGGCAGCGAGACCGCGATGTATGGCCACTCGCTGGTGATGACGCTGAAAGCGCAGGCGGCGCACGGCACCGGCACGTCGGCGCCGATCGAGGTCAAGGGACCGATCCCGCACCCGCAGTCGAAGCCGCAGCAGAACGTCTACAAGCTCGCGACCGACCCGGCGACGACACCAGCCGAGAAGATCGCCGCCATCAAGGCGAACGAGACGATCCAGGCCTTCCCCGAGGGCTTCACCGCCAAATTCGCCAACGAGTGGATCAGCAAGATCGCCGAGGCGCACGGCATCGCGCAGGAGAAGCCGGCCACACCGGCGCCAACGCCGACGCCGCCACCGAAGCCCCCCAAGCCGGCTGTGAACGCTCCGCGGCCGAACGTGCATGGCGCGGCAGCAGAGACGCCCAGCAACATCGTCACCGCCAAGTTGACCGCACGCACCCAGCACGCGATCAAGACCGAGAACAACGCCAAGCAGCCGAACGGCACCGACACCCTGATGGCAAGCCAGGCCGCGCCATCGATCGATAAGGCGTTCTGGGCGGAGGTGCCGGATTTCACCAGGCAGTCGATCATCTCCTATGGTGGCTCAGGCTACCAGGGAATGAACCAGGCGCTGCGCGGCGAGGAAGGGGTCGACCCGCATTGGCAGGAACAGATCGACGCCATCGACGAGCAGTTCTTTCGCGAGGAGGCGGTGGCCAAAGAGGATGTGATCGTCCGCCGCGGCGAAAACACACCTGACGAAGTGATCAAGGAGTGGCGCGAGCAACTGGCCAAGGGACCACCGCCCTGCCTCTATCCGCGCTCCGGCTACACCTCTGCCAGCATGGCGAACAAGCCGGCGTTTGCCAGCAAGAAGGTCTGGTTCCATTTCGTGGTGCCGAAAGGCAAGCCGCTGCTCGGCCTCGCCGGGACGGTCGGGCACGGTGAGAACGAGGTCTTGCTGTATCATGGCCAGCAGACCGAGATTTACGAAATCTACGAGGCCGGCGGCAAAACCCATGTGAAGGCGATCCTGCGATGAGCGAAAGCAAAAGCAAGACCGATCCCGAAGCCAAGCGGGAACCCAACAAGTGGGACTGTCCCGGCATCTATTGCATCGGCGACAGGGTGATCTGGGACGGTGAGGCCGACTACCTCGGCACCGAGCCATTCACCTTTTACCCGGAGCCAGAGGATCTCGAGGACATCGATTACCCGGACGAGACGGACGCCAAGACGCCGACCCCGACGCGCTGATCTAATCCACCACCTGAGCCGACCCCAACCGCTGCGAGCAGCAGCGGGCGAAGAGGTGCGTCCGATGCCCTGTCAATGCGACGTGTGTAAGGAGGCGAGAGCTATGAGCAAGCGTACGCTGCGCGACTACATCAACAGTGCGTTCTTGGCCCGTGATAAGGCATCGGCCACCGCGATCGCCGATGCCGCCGAAGAGGAGTTGCCGGAACACGGCGAGCCCGACGGCGACGAAGGCAAGCAGGCCATCGTCATCCACAACCACCACAACGAAGGTGGCAACGGCACGGATGATGCCGACGATCCCGACAAGAAGGACGATGACGACGATTGGAAAAAGAAGACCGAGGACACCCTGAAGGAACTGCGCGACGGGCTGGCCAAGATCACCGACATGCTGACGCATCGCGACGCGGATAACCCGTTCGCGAAAAAGGACGACAAGGACGACGACGACAAGGACGACAAGGACGACGTCAAGGACCAGGACCTCAACACTGGCGAGCAGGCGGCAACCGGCACCCTGCCGCCATCCGCCGAGCCCGACCTGATGGAAGCCGACCCGGCGCTGAAGACGGGGCCATCCATGATGGGCGACGCGACCTACACGGCGCGCATCAACTCGGCGATGAACAACCTCATCCGCGACACCAAGGCGCGCGCCGAAGTGCTCAACCCGGGCATGAAGATCGGCGTGCTCGACGGCGCGCTGGGCGAGAACCGCATGACCCAGGCGGGCCAGCGCATCTGCGATATCCGCCGTTCCGCTCTGGTCGCCGCTGCCGGCAACGAGCGCGGCATGACCGCGGTCGGTCGCCACACCCAGGACGCGATCAAGACCATGTCGTGCGACGCGGTGCGGATGCTGTTCATCGATGCCTCCGACCGGATGCGGCAGATGAACAACGCGGCGAACCGGCCCTCGCCGATGTTCGGCGATATGCGCCGCGCATCGAACGATTCGATGAAGGCGAAGATCGAAGCGATCAACACCCGCAACGCCGAGTTCTGGGCGGCGAACGGCGGGGTCGGTCGTCGCGTCGGCTGATCTGTCCCAGAGGAAAGGAGAACTGAAGTGGTCGCATATCTCTTGGCGATGCCCTCTGGATTTCCGGGGGTTCCAACGCGCGTGGAGCACAAAACGACGGAAGCGCAGATGATCAACACGACAACGCCGCCGCTCGCTTACGGCACGGTGCTCGTGATGGACGTGGCAACCGGCACGGTGCGCCCGCCGGTCGCCGCTGACACAACCGGCTTCTACGGCCTCTACGAGCGCGTGTATCCGGCGCAGGGCTTCGGCGTTCCGCCAGGCTCGCTCAACGATCCGATCGGCGCGTCCTCGACGCCCCCAGCCGGCACCGCGAACGTCATGCGGCGCGGCTACATGATCTGCCAGTTGGGCGGCGTAGCACCAGCGGTGAAGAACGCGCCGGTCAACGTGTGGACCGGGGCGGCCGGTGGCGGGCAGGTGCCGGGCAATGTCACGGCGGCAGCCGTCGCTGCCGGAACCGTCGTCGCTCTGCCGAACGCGATCTTCATGTCCGCGGCCGACGCCAACGGCCTCGTGGAGGTCGCTTACAACATCTAGCCGTGCCTGCGCCTGCCCCGAGCGTATCGCGGCACTCCCTCAACAATTGAATAGCTAGGAGGACCCCATGCCAGACGGCATGAGCGGCGTGTCGCCGTATGGCGGCATGCAGACGTTCGACGGCATCACGCGCGACAGCGCCGGTGCATTCCTGCTCGGAGAGCTCGAACGCCTCGATCCAGCGCTGCACGAGCCCCTGGTCAGCATCACATGGTCGCGTGACGTTGACCTGCGGTCGGACATCACCACCGGCGACGAGTGGAGCTCTTTCACCAACAGCACGTTCGGTGCAGCAGGCGGCTTTGCCACCCAGGGCATTTCCTGGATCGGCAAGGCAACCAACGCCATCCCCGCTGTCTCGCTCGATATCGGCAAGACCGCGACGCCCCTGCGAATCTGGGGCTCAGAGCTCGCCTACTCGATGCCCGAACTCGCCTCGGCGATCCAACTCGGTCGGCCCATCGACGAGCAAAAGTTCCAGGCCTTGCGGCTGAAGAACCAGATGGACATCGACCAGCTGGTCTACATCGGCGATCCGATCCTCGGCACGACCGGGCTGGTCAATCTGGCGCAGGTCACCAACGTCTCCAACGTGACAGGTGGTGCATGGGCCACGGCCAACGCAGACGCCATGGTCGCGCAGTTGAACGAGCTGCAGGAGAGCGTCTGGGAGGCGTCCGGCTTCACCATCGTGCCGTCGGAAATCCGCGTCCCGCCGCTGCAGATGTCGCTGTTGGTCAGCACCAAGGTATCGACCGCCGGCAACGTCTCGGTGCTGCGCTACTTCCAAGAAAACAACCTGTGCACGACGCACGGCGCCAAGCCAGTGAATATCCAGGCGTCGAAGTGGCTGAAGAACCGCGGCACCGGCAACACGCAGCGGATGATCGCGTATACCAAAGAGTACGACAAAATCCGCTTCCCGATGACGCCACTGCAAAAGACGCCGCTCGAATGGCGCAGCCTCTACAACATCACCACCTACTGGTCGCGCATGGGCCAGGTCGAAAGCCCGTATCCCGAGACCATCGGCTACCGCGACGGCATTTAGCCGCCCACCATCAAGCGTTTTTTCATAGATATCTTCTAAGCCTTTGCGGGCAGCAGATTACCCCGCGTGCAAACGCGCACGCTGGCCGCACCCAAATTGCCGACCTCGATCGAGGTGAACGTGGTAGAGATGCCGCGCCTGCTTCCCCACGACATAATGGAGCCTCCCATGACAAGACTTGCGCTCAGTTTGGCCGCTCTGCTGGCGACGACAGCGGCATCCAATGCAGCCGTCATCCTGACGTTCGGCCAGACCTCCGGCACGCCGATCACCGCGACTGCGAACCTCGCCGGCACGGCGACGACGATCACGGCGAACAACGCGCCGGTCGACGTCACCGAAATCCTCGGCGGCGTAGCATCGCCGGCGTTTTTCGATCTCAACATCGCATCGACTGATCTGGCGCAACCATTGGGCGGCGGTGGGTTTCAGCACTACAGCGGCACGTTTTCCATCACCAGCGGCCTGGGTGATACGGGCACCAATTTCCTTAGTGGGAGCTTCTCTGACGTTGTACTGGGCGTTGGTCCGAGCGGTGTGCTCGCTGCTGGAGCGCCGCCCGACCTGATCGGCTTCACCAGCGATGTGATCGCCGATCTGTCGCCGCCGTCGGCTGTCTCGCTGTCGTTCGCCGGGCTGACGCCGAGCTTCTCCATCGACAACGAGACGATCGGATCGTTCGTCAGCAGTGTGTCCGGCACCTTCTCCGCCACCGCCGTGCCTGAGCCTGCCTCGCTCGGATTGCTCGGCATGGGCCTGCTCGGCGTCGCCGCAGTGTCGCGCCGTCGCCTGGGCTAAACCGCCTATCCAATGGCGTGCGGGACGCCGTTCTGCAGAAAGGCCGACAGGCCATCCCGCGTCCTACCAGGGAGAGTCCCATGACCATAACCCGCGACACCGAGCCGATGCTGCAATTCTTCGGCTTCGAGCATCTGCGGCCCGATCTCCAGGTGGTCAGCAGCCAGTTCGCCGCCCTGGCGGAGAGCATCGTCCACGACCTGCCACGCAACCCCGAGCGCACGGTCAGCTTGCGCAAGTTGCTCGAGGCGAAGGACGCGGCGGTGCGCGCCAAGCTGTTCCAATCTGAGAGGTGACAATGCCTACGATCACAGTGGTTCGCCCGTTCATGCTGCAACTGGATCCCAAAGAAGGCGGCCTGCCGGAGAAGAAATTCTTTGCAGTCGGCGTGCACGATGTGACCGACGAGGTCGCCGGTCACTGGTACACGTTGCTGCACCTGGAAGGCTACAAGGAGCCGCCGAAGGGCCCTGGCACGGCCGAGTTTCAGGTCGCCCAGCAGGTCGCCGAGCAGTCGCCGGCGGAGGAACCGAATCCGGCTGATCCGGTGCAGCCCGCACCTGATGCCTCGACCGCGCCACGCGCTGCCATCCCGCCGCCGTCGGCCGAACGCTCGGTGCCGAGGCACGCGCGGTGAGCACGACGCTGCCCGATGCGCCGGTCATCCCGACCAGCACGGTCAGCAGTCCGCCGATCTTCCGTTCGCATTTCCCCGAGTTCGGCGATGTGACGATCTATCCGGATGAGCAGGTGCAATTCGACCTCGACCTCACGTCGGCGTCGCTGCCCGCCTGTCGCTGGGGCAACATGTTGCAAGCCGGCGTCGAGCTCATGACCGCGCACATGCTGGCGCTATCGCGCTATGCCCAGGTCGGCGCGGCGGGCGGCGGGGTGCCTGGCATGGCGTCGGGGCCGAGGTCCAGCAAGAGCGTGTCGAAGGTCAGCGTCGGCTACGACGTCAACGTCACGGCGATCGAGGGCGGCGGGCCGTGGAATTACACGATCTACGGCCAGCGATTCTACTGGATGCTGCGGCTGATCGGCATCGGCGGCTATGAGGCGCTGTCGATCGCGCCGCCGGTCCTGAGCACCTATGCGTGGTCAACCGCGATGGGAATGATGTGGGGCTGGGTCGGACCCCTGTGATGCCACTGACGATCGAGCGGGCGGCGCTGGTGCGCCGGTTGATGGCGCAGGGCTACGCTGACGACCAGATCGCCGGTCTGCTGCGCATTTCACCAACCACGGTGACGGATCTCAAACATCGCTCCGCCCGCGATGCCGGGATTCGCGCGGCGAGCGCGCGCGGACGGAGCGTGCGGCAGATCGCCGAAGACTTCGGCCTCGCGCGCCTGACGGTCAGGAAGATCATCCAGCACTGAGCGGAGCGAGCGCATGATGGACGGCGGCGCGATACCGCCTCGGCGCGGACCTGAGACACAGGCATCGGGCGCGCGCTGGGAGACGGTGCAGCACCTCTACAGCGTCAACACCAACAGTGCGCCTCCCGCCAACGTCCTGCTCGTCGGGGAGATCGGCCTCGAGCTCGCCGACCCGGTAAAGATCTGGGCGGGCGTGCCGATCAGCATGGACCCGACCGGGCGCAAGCTGATGTTCGACAGCAGCAACGTAGGCGGCGTCAGCTTCCCCGAGGCGCCGACCGACGGGGCGGTCTATGGCCGCCAGGGCAGCACCACATCGTGGCTTGGCGTGTTGCCACTCACAGGCGGCACACTCACCGGCCCGCTGATGATCAACAGCGCGACTGACGCGGGCGTGAAGATCACCGCGACCGGTAGCAATTGGCCGTATCTGATATGGAACACGACGAGAGCCGGCGTTGCGGCTGGGTATTTGGAATCGCAACGCTACGGCCTGTCGCGCTGGGCGATGGAGTTCGGCGACACCGAAAACGAAACCGGCTACAACGCCGGTTCCAATTTCCTGATCAACCGGTTCGACGATACCGGCAACCAGATCAATCCAACGCCGCTCGCCATCAATCGCGCATCGGGCTCGGTGACGGTCGGCGCCGGGCTGAGCTTCGGTGCGCTGCTGGCCGCGTCGCAGTTCGATGTCACGCAGCACTTGATGATGTATGACGGCGGGCCGACAAATCGGATCGGCCTGAATGTCTACTGGCCAGGGTCCGGCGACGCCCAACTGAACTACGTGACCCATCTCAACTGCGAGCATGTATTTTCGGTTAACGAGGTGGTCGTAGCCTCGATTAACAGCGTCGGCATGGCGATGAACGGCGGGCTTAGCTTCGGCTCGCGGTTCTCGCCGAGTGGTAATCCGGCCGACACATCGGGGCACATCACGCTCTATGACGGATGGGGCGGCTTCAGCATTACCGCCGGCGAGTTGAACGTGGTCGCGGCCGGCTGGGTGATGATGGCATTTGATGGTTCCAATGCGTACTTGGGATCGACCATCGGGCTGTATCTCGACCACGATCCGATCGACAGCATGGAAGCCGCGACGCGCCAGTATGTCGATGCCCATGCTGGTGGTGGTGGCACGTCAGGCG